AACGCACCAATTGAACCGGTACCCGGTCCGGCTGATCTAAACTTAAGAATGCTTTTGCGGTCAATAGGTACAACGTCAACCGATACGCCACCAATCGACCGCGTGATACCGGCCTGACTGTCTACGTCAAGCGCGTATCGTTGAGGATGCGCACAACTCTGGTATCCATCGCACCAATGGGACCACAAAGCCGCAAGACGCAAAGAACCGCGCACCAGTTCGATACCGTCTCTGTAATTCCAAAGACCAGCCCCGATCCGTTTGTGGTAGACGACGTACGGCAAAACGGGCAACCCGTCATGCATGTACGGATACGAGCCCACCAAGTCAGGCGCGAACTCGCTGGTTGCGTCGTATCGCGTGCCGTTGTCGCTGATAGCATCGATGCGGAACACGGGGTTTTGCGGGTCTGTCACGTCGTACACGTCCCACGTCCAACATTTTTCGTACGTGTCCGGCTTTGTTCTGTGCCGCAATTCCTCTACCGATATTGGCTGATCTGGTCTTGCTGGGTCTGGCTTTGCAACAATCAGATCCGGCGATACCGGGCGATACGTGGCCTCCGTAGCGCCGCGCCACCATTCCCAGTCAATGCGGACAACTGCCTCATTGATACCTAAAGTCAGCATTTCTGTTTGTTGCTGCAACGGAAACAAACGAGGAGTAACGATAGGCGATAGGTCTTGCTCGCGGTCTTCTGTCTGTACCTTTGGTGATTCTTGGTACATGTTCGCCAGTTGTTGAACAATCATGCGCAACGGGTTGCGGCTCATGTCAGGGTGAAACTCAAGATCGGCGGCTATCTCACGTGCAAACAGTTTGCGCAGTTCGTCGCGTAGGTCCTCAATGTGTGCACCAGTCAACAACCGGTAACGAAGCGCCTGCTCTGCCCAGCGGTCTTTGTCTTCTTGGTTCTCTGGCTGTATGTGGCTTGGTGCGCTGTACATTTAATACTTCCGTTTTACCCAGCCGCGCGCATGCATGTCTGCGGCAGTTAATACCATTCGATCCCCGTCCATTACCCAAACGTGCACGCCTGGTGGCGCCTTCGGTTCTGTTTTACCTTTTGTCAGCTTAACTATCAACACAGAACCGGGTTCGATCTCTGGCTCTGCTGGTTTTGTCTTTGCTTTTTTTGCTGGCGCTTTGGCTTTTGCTGTTGGCATGTCGTCTCCTAAATCACGATTAGCCTACCATGATCTTGGCCATGGTCTGCCTGTAGGTATACGTCGCTGATATAGCTTACTGCGTCGTAGGGATGCTTTAGATCGTTATTCTCGCCGCGCCAATGCCGCAGCGAATGTATCAACGCAGAACAGTCTTGATGCACAAAAAAACGACCGTCAAGCGCAGCAGCGTTTAGCATTCGAGCCCGTGCCTTAATACTGCCTCTGCCCTTGTACGGTACCCGAATGTCAAACGGCGCGCGGCTACTTTTTACTAGGTCCGCAAAGGCGCGTTCAAGCATATCGTTGACCGATAAACCCAACCCCATACGGCCCGCGCTGTTGCTGTCACCCCTGGCGTGTTCGATGTGCTGAAGCTGTACGCCCCATTTTGCACACATCGCAGCAACGGCAATCGCTTCTTCCTTTGGCGTGTTGCGTTCTTTGCTCATCACCTCACCCAATACAAACAGCCTATCGCGACTCATGGCCACCAAGTAACACACAGAAGAACCCGGCCGTTCTCCGTGGTCCCAACCAAGGCCAACTGATTCTACTTGCTTTGGTGCTGCGTCATCATCAAAAACGCACGCCTCTGTAAACCCAGGTATCCACCGCTCTGCTGATACCCCTACCCACTTGGCTAACACCCGTTGTTGATACTCCCACGGCCCATAGCTGGCAATCTGTGTTTCTATGTCTTCGGGCGTTCTGTGCGGGCAGTTTTCAGCAGACAGAACAATTCGTTGAATGTCCCAAGATTCGCGCGGGTCTTCTCCCGTCTGCGGGTTGCCTTCTGTGTGGTCTCGCAACCAATCCACCGGCCGGCCTATTGGTGTAAACCCCATCAAGCACGGGCCACCCTTTACGGCCAAGCGGCTGCGCGCCTCGCTGAAGTGCGCCTGCTTTGGTACCTCATCAAACAGCAACCAATCGATTGTTGCACCTGACAAAGCTATCAATTCCTGCGTTCCACTCTTTCCGACTATCAACGCGCCTTGTTTGGTGCGTACCATCTTTGAGCCCATAAACGTGTACCCGCGCGCATCGTCATACTTGCAGCGCTCATCAAGCACACCAGGCGGCTCTATCTCTCTCATTTTGCGCGATATGTTTGGCCAGCCTGCGCGTAGGTCTGCGCATACAATCCAACCCAGCGAACCTGGACCGGGCGACGATCTGAACGGGTGACGACCCAAAGAGAGCCACCAAGCCTCTGCGGCAATTATTCTGCTCTTACCGATTTGATTGCCGCCTATTGCTAAGCGCCTATCATGCGGTGACGCGTGAACGGCTCTTTGCGCTGGTGACATGCCGCCCTGCCCTGGTTGCCCGTGCTCGTATGCGTACAACGGATCGTTGGCTATTTGGTCAGCTACTCGCGCAATCAGCGATAGGTCAAACATCATTTGGCATTGCTGGCGTTCTTCAGGTTAAGCGCGGCCAAAATCAGATCCTCTGGGAGTTGAGAAACATGTTCTATGACCATCGCCCGCCCGTCTTCTGCCGTGGGGTCGACCACTTCCATTTCTGGCTCTTGGCGGGTTTCTACCTGCACGGATGCTTGCCGCTGGTATTTGTGCCGCCGTTCGAGCATCCAGGCCGCCGCCTGCCATGAACCGTCGTTTGCTGCGTCATCAATAACAAGTAAACATCGCGCTGCGTTGTCTGCTTCTGCGGCTTTTACTGCCTCGGAAAACTCGGAATAGCATTTGTCCACGTCTGGAGCATTTGCCAGTTTCAACCAACGATAAAACGTATCAGGATTGATGCCGCCATATTGGGCAGCCAGTTCGTGCGTCATGCCAATGCGTAGCCCCTCGGCAACGCGAGCAATTGTCTTCGGTGTGCATTTGGTCTTTCTGCCCATTTCTCGCCAATGGTTAGCGTATATGCCGGAAGCCCGACGATCCAAGGTTAGCACGTTGACGGCTGTTGCGTTGCTCTATTTGTTCTGGTGTGTAGCGCTCGTGCTCAGTTAGAAACGGTTTTTGCAACGTCGAATGATAGACAGCGATGGTGTAGGGGTCTGCCCGCAACGCATCCACAAACACCTCCCAGGGTTGATAGGCGCCGTTTGAAAGGCGTACGCCAGCAGGACAACTGCACGCCGCTGCGTATGTGTCGCAGTGTTGCGACTTGCCGTTTTTGTCGCTTCTGTGGTGTGCAACCTCAACCTGTCCAGAGCCTGCGCAACGTTTGCAGCCTTGCGGCTTCGGTGTTTCTATTTTGCTTGGAAAACCGGCAATAATGCCGCGCACGTTTGCCACGTTTGGCGCCCTGGTGTGCTCTGCAATCCACTTCTTGCACGCCATGATGACCAGCTTGTCAGGGTAGTTTTTTAGGCTGTTTACCCATGTCGGATAGTTGTCTTCGGTCCATTTGTCGTGCTTGCTGTAGTTGCTTGCAATGCGTTCAAGCATGCGCTTTATGGTTTCATTAGTTGCCATTGTTTCCCCTGTTGTTGAAGTGAATCACGTTACCATTTTCGTCGAACTGGCTTGCGTCAAGATCCAGAATATCAGGCGCGCGGTTTGTCTGGTGGTCCGTTTCTGGCGTCCACTCTGCGGCATTGTTGATGAATTGCCCAAGATGCTTTTTGCGGCAGAACGTCGACAAGTCGCAATCGTGGTCTTGCCACCAACGGGCACCGCTTGCAGTTGTAAACCACTCGTATGCGTGCATAACTTCTGCCGCTGTTGCATACGTCAACGCCTCACGCAATGCCCGGTTTATCTCTGGCGTCAGTTTCAACGCTCTGCTGCCCTTCTTGCGTTGCTTCCTGCGGTCGTTGAGTTCTGCCCACAATGCACGGGTTGCCTCTGTCCCTATTTTCTGCCCGCGCTTTCGCGTCTTCTTTGGCTTCTTTTGTTCTGGTTCTGGTGGTGTGTGGTCGGAAGTTATTCCGACATAATTATAATTATGTAATTGTGGATCTAATTGTAGAGAATAAGCACGGGCGCGATCGGTACATTTTTGGATCGGATCTGGTCCGTTTCTGGTCCGTTCTTGGTCCAAACTTTGCTGTAAGTTGTTGGTATCGTTTGGTTTAGGTGGTCCATTTTTGGTACGCACTGCTGGTCCGTTTTTGGTCCGTTTTTGGTCCGCCCAAGCGTTTTTGGCTTCCTGTACAGCGTTTAGCACTTCTGTTGCTTTGCGTTTCGACCATCCGGCCCAGGACGCTAATTGCCGCTGCGTCAATGGTGCGCCGCGCTGCGCCTTCAAATAAGCAAAAGCAAACCCGTCAAGCGTAGATGCTGGCGCCTTCGATAGCCTGCGCTCATTGTCTACGGTTTCGATAATGCCGATCGGAACGGGTAGCCATTGCTTCACTTGTCATTCTCCAACGTGTAAATCCACACCTTAATCTCTGGGCTTTGCTCTTTGCCTCCAAATACCTTTTGTATGCGAACGTCTACGAATTGCGCGTCATTTTCTACAATACATTGCGCCTTTTCGATGCCGTCTTCAATGCTTTTCAACAAGTTACTGGCGTCCGGTTTATAAGCGCGAAACAAATACCCGTCTGGGTCTTTTTTACGGCAAAGCCTCTGCGGACGTGCAAACACACAAAGAATATCTAAGCGCACGGGCTCTGTGCCAGTTGTCAGCGGCTTTTGTCTGACGGTAAACGCGCCAGCAATCCAACGCGCAATTGTCTTTTCAAACGTTTTAGTCTTTTCTGGCGTGTGCGTTCTGATCTTGCCGTTTTTCATTCTAACCGTTCGCGCGCGCTCTTTTGGCTGCGCCTCAATTGGGATCGTGTCTTCGTGTCTCAAAACCCATTTAGCATCCAGCATTAGTCCCCCTTTCGCATGCTTGCGCGGCAAGATACCGTAGCTCTCTGGCTTGGTCTTCTGTGCACTGCATAGCGCGTATCAAATGCTCAAATTGGCCGGCTGTTGGCAACCATTCGCCGCGCTCTAACCGTGACAATCTGCCCTGACTCATCCCAACAACGTGTTGCATTCTGCTGCATACTTGCATTTGCGTTAGCCCGTTGTTCTTCCGTGTTTCTGCAATGGCTTGCCCTATTGCTTTGTAATGTGCACTTTCCATGGGGTCCTCCGTGTTGAATGCTTGACAAGCATATGTCAACTATGTATAAACGTCAAGACAACGACAGGAGGCATTATGCCAACAACCAAAAAGACAGAGCACGCAGACTTTGCGTCTGCTATTGCTGCGGCCCAAGCTGATATGACAAACGCAGTTAAAGACAGCAAAAACCCGCATTTTCGATCAAACTACGCAAGTTTACAGGCTGTGCGCGATATTGTCGTACCAGCATTCAACAAACACGGGATCGCGGTATTGCAGCCCGTAGATGGTGCTGATGGCTTTATGACTGGTCGCACGTTGTTGATGTGGAAAGACCAGACGATAGAAATGGGCAATTGTACGCTGCCTATCGCGGGCGGTAGAAACGCGGCACAAGCGATAGGCGCCGCTGCGACATACCTTGCGCGCTATCAGTTGCGAGGCGTTGGTGGTATTGCCGTAGAAGATGACGACGGCGAAAGCTACCGCGCACCAAAGCCGCAACAACGCCAGCAAACGGCACCAAGGCAACAACCAGCGCAGAAGACAGAGAAGCCCGGACCTAAGCCAGAGAAAGGCCCTAACTGTCCAGATTGCGGCTCTGTTTTAAATATTGATATTAACTACCGGGCTTGGTACAAAATACAGGAAAACCTGCCAGATAATGTCAAAAACCGGCCGGGCTTGTGGTGTAGCAACTGGAAAAAATGCGACTACAAGAAATGGTCAACAGACGACGCGCAGCAGGCGCTTGACGCAGTCAAAACAGCAACATTTGAAGACGGGTTAGGCGCATGACTTGGAAAAATGACATTTACCCAGATCAAAGGCCGGGCTCCGGCTATTGCAATGAGCTTGACGAACGCGCGATCAGAAACGAAAAACGCGCGGCCGAAGCGCTGCGACTGGCTCGCCTTTTAGAAGAAAGGGCATGGGAAACAAAGGCCGAAAGCTGGGAGATTGAAGAAGAAGAAGAAAAATTAAGCTGTGCTAACTGCGGGCGTGTAGGTCACCATTCAGAGTTTACGGAGGCTGTGCGCCGCTGCGGTACAGGCTACGGCGAATGGTACTGCAACGACGGCACAGGCTGTCAGGCTGTCGTCTGTTTTGAATGCAATGGCACGTTTGGCAAAGCCGCAATGATTTGGGAACTACAAGAAGACACAAACGAACGTAAACCACGATGCCGAAACGGATTTGGATGCAGGAGAAAAAATGCCCGTTGATTACTCACTTTTGAAACGACTTAAAGAACGCGCCAAGACAGAGCAAGACAACCAGGCGCCAAAGATAAAGCCAAACAGCGCGCGCTATTTTGCGCTTTTGTATGTCTGCACGGACGCCCCTGGCTCATGGACGCAACAGGAGATGCTGGCAGAACTGCAAGATCTTGGCGTTCCAAAAAGTACAGCGCAATACGCAATTGACGGTTTAGCGCAACGAGGTTTGATAACTAAAAACAAGGTCAACAGGCTTCACACGACATTGATGCCAACGTATGCCGGCACGCAAGCTATCAAACCCTTTCTACCAAAATCAGGCAGAGTGAAAGCATGACGAAAGAAGAAATACAGGCGCTCAAAGACAAGATCAATGAAAGGACACTGGTAGTGAGTGTCTCGGGCGGGAAGGACAGCACTGCGACCTGTCTGCACTTGCAAGAAATGGGTTTACCCTACCGGGCGATTTTCTTTGATACGGGCTGGGAGCACGCGGACACGTACGAATATCTCACCGACTATTTGCCCTCTAAAATTGGACCAATTGAGCAATTATCAAACAAGCGTGAAATGAGAACACCGGAGCTTGAAGCTTTGGCCAAAAAATACGAAACAAAAATTGGTCGATATTCGCCAATGATTAGAGGGATAATTGATAAGGGCGTATTCCCAGGCCGTATAATGCGATATTGTACGCGACAATTAAAGGTAGCGCCAGCAGTTAAGTATTTGCGCGGGATGGATGACGAGCCAATTAACGTCGTCGGGATTCGAGCCCAAGAAAGCAGAGCACGAGCCAAAATGCCGGAGTGGGAATGGTCCGAAAAAATGGATTGTGAGGTATGGCGTCCGTTAATTTCATGGACAGTACAAGATGTGATCGAAATTCACCAACGGCACAACGTAAGACCTAATCCGCTTTATCTTAAAGATCATCCATCGGAGCGAGTGGGCTGCTACCCGTGCATTTTTGCCAGGAAGTCAGAGATTAAAGGGATCGCTGCAAGAAGCCCGGAACGAATCGACCTTATTCGAGACCTTGAAAACGATGTTACGAAATTGGCTGAGGCGCGAGCCCAGCGTAAAGGTGAAGAATTAAAACATAGGCGCGCGTGGTTTCAACCAAAAGACGGAAGCCGTTTAGGTACTTGGCCTATTGACAAGGCTGTAGAATGGTCCCGCACGAAACGCGGCGGTCGACAGTTCGAATTGTTTGACGCGCTCCCAGGCGAGCAAGGTTGCGTTCGATGGGGCATGTGCGACACAGGCCAAAGCCCAAAAAATGATTAAAAACTGCCTGACTCCTAAGATTATTTGGCTTTATCGGAGACGCTGTGTTGATTGCGGACATCGTTGGTTTGGTGATTTAAAATGCCCTCTTTGTTTTGGTTTTGGTGAACCATTGCAGGTCGAAGGCAAAAAAAGCAAAAAGGAGCGTAAAAAATGAATCAGCTTACTTTGTTGACCGTACCGGAGCCCGCGCAGCCTAAAAATATTGATCTTCGCTTGTGCAGTTGTGAGGAGCTTCTCGACAATATGCCAGCAAAGCCCGCGCTGATCATTGCCGATCCACCGTGGCATTACGCACAAGCACCAGGGCACAGCGCAAACCCTGAAAACCATTATGCCAGCA